TTTGGAGAGCCAACAGAAAATCCAACAAGTGGATTAACATATTCATCTTCTCCCCATCGGCCCATGATATCATCAAAATCAGTTGTTGAGATTGGATCTTCTGCAAGCTTTGCAACCATGTGATCATAAAGTTCTTGAGTAGTTCTAGGATCTGCAGTTCCAAATAATCTGGCTCTAAGTATTCTAAAGAATCTTAATTCTCCTGATGGATTTCCAATTGTTGCATCTCCTCCTGAAGTTGTATCTGATAGAGTTTCTCCAGTTACAGTAAAAACAGTTGTATTTCTATTTCTAATTAGTAATGTTGCTCCAGTTCCAACAGAGCCATCTCCTTCCAAAATATCTTCAATGTCTCCAGTTGCTGATGATGTATCTCCAGAGACTGAATCTCCAACTGCAAATGCAAATCCAGTGATTGATGTTACCAGGATAATTGTGTGAGAGTTTGCAAGAGATGATGCATCAAGAACATCTGCAACAGTGAATCCAGAGTCTCCAGTTCTTGCAGTGGCCTCAGTGGCCTGGACCTTAAAGAGGTCTGGCTGAACATCAATATTGAGAGTGTTTTTTGTCAGGTCTGTAATTGTTCTTACAAATTCATCAAATCCATAATCAATTCCTTTTACTGCATATGTTCCTCTTGTTGTTTCAGTAAATGTTGAGCCAACTGCTCTATAATATTCTAAATCTAAATCTCCAACTCCATTGGAATCAGTTTGAGCAACATGATTCAAATCCTGGTTTGTTAATTCTTCATATCCATAAACTGAATATCCAACTCTTGCAGTGGTTCCAGTTCTAATTGTAATGAATTGCTGCCATAATTCTCTGTATGTTGGATTGTTTGTATTTGTAATGATGTTGATTTGAGTTGAGTTTCTTTCAACTCCCTCTGGATTGTAAGCATTAACATCTTTATTATTTTCCAATCTAAATGATTCTCCCATGTTGAAGAAAATTGGATTGTAAACATCAATAGTTTGATCAGTTGCATCAGCTTCTGTTCTCATTCCAAAAGCATTCAACATTCTCAAAGAGCCATCAGGATCAAATATTACATTATCATCAACCTCGAACCATTCGTTTGAGTCAGATCTTCCAATGAAATTATAATCTTTAATTGTGTAATTTCCTTTAATTAAATTCTGATATGTGCATCCATCATTTGTGAAGTTTTCAATTTCTCCTCCATCTCCAGTTCCAGTTCCTCCATTCAATTCCATTATTGCTCTTCTCATGGAAATGAATAGGCCATTTCTTAATGAGATGTAAGATCCTGAATCTGCAATGAAGAATTCATCTCCATCTCTTGTGTTTGGATTTCCAGAAGTAATGACATTAACTCCTCCATCCATTCCATAGAATGCATTAGACTGAACCTGAACTTCTTCATCAGTTGCAGAACCATTATCCTTATCAAGCCATCTTGTTCCATTGGTATGGCAAAATGCTCCATTGTTTTGAATATCATAATCTCCATTTGAATCCCACATATCAGGAGCAGCAGTAAATTGAGAAGATGAACCTCCAGAATCATCAGCATGTCTGTAACAAACAACATAGGAATCTCCACTTACTGGAGCAGTGGCCCATGGTCGATCAAGAACCAATCTAGTTGATGAAGTTGTTGCAACAACTAATCTTGTTTCAACTGTTGCTAAACCCCATCTAACAACAACTATTCTTCCAATGTAATTATTGAATGGAGTTGCTGCATTTGGAGTATTGTTTGAAGCTCCAGTTCCATATGCATGCTCAACTTCAATTTCATCAGCTGCAACTCCTGATTGAGATCCAAGAGTTCTTGCAGTTCCTGCTCCATGATTTCCAGTTGTTATTGCTCCAGAAGAAAATCCCATTATCTATCCTTCAGCATGCTCTCTAGCTATCCTATGAGCTATTAATGTGAAGAGTTCCATCTTGAACCACTTTGGACAATTTTTCTGATTTCCTGCAAGTCTAGTAAGTAGATCGGCCCAATGGTCTCCCTGCCAATCAAAGAGAACATCAATCATATGTTCAATGTTATCTTTGGTTAATGCTTGAACATTTGAATCAGGATAATTAATCAATTTAGGATGCAGAGTATCTCTTGCAGATTTTACAACTCCATCCATGAATGGAGGATGGCCAGAGGAAGTCATTACGATTGATTAGTTCCTCTATGATGAATTTTTGCAGTTACTCCAGAGCCAGTGGACCTTGCAAGGATTTGAACCCAGGCCCATTTGTTATTGAATGATTCATAGGTCCATCCAAGAGCTGCAGTTCTTGCTGGAATAAATTTTGAAAGTGTTTGATCATTGTCTGCAGGATCTAAAACATCAGCTGAACCAACTGGAGCCAACAACAAAATATTTTGCCAGGATTCATCAGCCACTGCAGGAGCATCAGTCTCTGGATCTGATTGGCCAAATGGAGAATTATCAACATCAACATGCTTGAGTGAACCCTGGATTTGATATTCAATTGATTCTGCTAATGAGATATTGTAAAATGATATTGTTGAGTCTGAAATCTTCCTGGAGTCAATGGCCATAACTCTTGCAAATGTTGATTGAGGAATTGTTGCAGGATCTTCTTCATCATAGAATGCATAGATTTGATGTTCTAAATGCTGCTCAAGTCTGGACCTAAAAGAGGCCATTACCTCTCCTCACAATTGAAACTTTTGAGATGAGCTCTTTTGCATTTCCTGCAGTTGATTGCATCAGGTCCAACATCTAGATCAACAATTTTATCTTTATCCATGTTAATCGAGATACTCCACTGTTATAGTTATTTTCACATTTGCAGTTCCAGTTGCAGTTGCCTCAGCTAACATGTTTACAGCCCAAGCTTGCTCTAATGTGTAATCCCCCCAATATCCATCAGTATTTGTAAATCTAACAATTCCAGTTTCAAGAGTTGCAACAACATGCCTTGATGCATTATTGCCAGCTCCATCAACAGTGAGCTGCAAATTGAGATCTTCAGTTAGAGTATTTGTTCTAACATCAACTGCAACTTCAATAATTCTTGTTGGCCTGGATGCAAATATCTCCAATGCATCAAGCAATCCAAGGGAACCTTCTTCTCCATTTATTCCAGCTATTCTGTTTACAGTGTCAGTAACAACAACTTCTCGAATATAGTATGTAGCAATTTTCCTCACACCTTGAGGAGGTAATGCTGGCATGATTACTCTCCAACTGGAAGAGAATCAACAATGAATCTATCAAGTGTTACTCCTCCACTTGTTGGAGTTCTAAAATTGATAGTATCATCTCTATCAACTCCAGGAATTAAAACAGAGATTAAATTATCAGCTGCATATGGAGAACCTGAATTTAATGCAATCCATGTTGCTCCAGAATCAAATGTAATTTCAATAACAACTGCGAGTGATAAAACAAATGTTAATCGAAATGATGTTGATCTTCCTGCCTCAATTGCAGGAACTAAATCTGATGCCAACCATTCAGTATTTTGAGTTTTGACTCCAGTTTCATTGGCTCTTTGATATTGATTAGAGACTCCCATGTTTGGAGAAATGTAAATCTAGTATTTAATATTCCTTAATCATTTTCCCATATCACTATGGCCAGGAAATGCAATCCAAGTGATCCAGAGGTTCCTCCAATTGCAGCAAAATTAATAACATCTCCTTTTGCAAATGGAGCTTCTGCAGTTGAATCTTCTTCTTCATTTACTCCTGCAGAGATAACAGCTCCTCCTGATTGAGTTGCTCCTCCAATTCTTAGAGATACAGTAACATCTGATGCAGTTGAATTGCCAGTTGCTTTTGCTCTGATGAGAACTACTCTTCCAGAGTGTGGAGCAATGATGGACATATCGGCCTCAACCCCATCCCAAAGTGAACCATATATGGCATTGTATGCATTAGTTCCTCCAAAAATTAATGCAGCATTAGATCCAACAACATGCTCAATATGGATTCCTTGAGGAGGCTGAGCTGGCATCTATACTCTTGACCTTTTAGATTTATTTTCAGGAATTGGAGTTTGGCCTCCTGGTCCTGGAGTTATGTTTCCTGGAGGTCCTTCTTCTCCTGGATTGTTTCCAGGTCCTGATGTTGGATTGTTCTTCATTGCAGTTGCTGCATTGTTTAATGGAACTCCTCCATCCTGGCCTTCAACTCCAGGCAAATCTTTATTCATTGCTCCTTCTGCATCAGAGGCCAATTCAGGAACTCCAACATATTCTGCAATCTTCCTGATTTCTTCTGGAGCAACCTGGCCTGCAGACTGTAAGATCTGAACCCATTGAGCCACTTGTTCTGGCTCCAGGTCCTTCTTTGATTGTTTACCAAAGTTCAATTCAAAATGTCCTGCCTTCCAAGGAACTGCAATAATGCCATTGAAAATATTATCATCAACTATTCTATGTGATTCATACCATGGTTTGCAAATCATATTCTCAACCATGAATCTTAATTGAATTGGAAATTGACTCATTCCAACTTCATCCAGGATTGCAGACTCTTCTCCATTTGCATATGAAGGTCCTTCACTCTGGCCAGCAATTCTTCCTTTTGATGTTTGAACTGCTTTAAAGATTGAAGATTGGAATAGGTCCATAAATGCTTGAGGATCAATTGGCCTGGTTTGAGTTCCAATCTCAGTTGTTTTCAATCCAGTAATTCCATGAACAATATCTTCTGAATCATGGAGAACTCTCATCTCTTCTCTGATTGCATCTCTTGTATCTTCTCCAGCTTTGGATGCATCAATTACTAATCTTGGAAGATATCTCTTCATTACTTTGTATGATACATTTTGCAATCCATGTTTGATATCCAAATAAGATTCTCTCTCTTTTACAATTGGGCCATCAGGAGTATCTTCCAAATAAGAAACTCTGTTTGTAAGTTGGCCCATGATTCCAAATCCAAATATTTGGCCATTGGTTTCATTCCATGCAAAATGCATTACTTCTCCTGGTCTAAAGTATCCATTGTATTCTGCTCCTCTAAATTCATACCATAATGGCCTTCTGTCTGGAGTCCACCATATGCGAACCATTGATTCAATTGGAAGTATTTGAAAATCTTCTGGCCTTTTAGCTTGCCAAATTGGAACTCTTAATCTTACAAAACAATTTCCAAATGCAAGAAGTTCTTTTGCAATCTTCCAAATTAATCCATTGAGATTGATTTCTTTGGTCCATGATTCAACATACTCTGCAAGGAATTTTGTTTTTGCAGTGAAGTAATGATCTCCTCCAGTTGTTTTTGCAGCTAGGAAATCAACTCCCATTCTTGCATCTTCATCATCAAAGTATCCTTTGAGCTGTTCTTTATGAACAACAACTGGAGTATCAAATGGTCTGTAAGTAAATCCCTCTCTTGGAAAATGATTGCCTCCAATGTTAGAGAACCAAAATGGCTGGCCAATATCTCCTTGAGGAAAATCAGTTCCAATTCCTCCTGCTCCAACTTCTGATTTTTCATAAACATCCAGGGCCTCTTGCAATCCAGGAGGAGCTTCACTTGGATGCATTGCATAATGATAAGGTCTGAATCTCTCTGCTCCAGTTAATCCAAATGCCTCAGATTTTGTAAGATCTCCTCTTTTAGCAAAATTAGCATCTCTCTTTGGAATAAATAATGTTGAATCTTTATTGATATGAATTTTCTTTTTTGCCTTCCTGGTAGTTTTCTTTTTTGTTGCTTTAGCTGGTAGAGCTCCTTTTTCATGGCCAGCTTCTCCAGCATATGGATTATCAATTCCCAGGATAGACAATAATTTGATTCTTCTGATCTATTATTTAATATTCATGAAGAGGCCTCAATCCCCTTGATATCATTGGCCAATGGGCAATATCAGCTGCTGGCATGCAGCAGCTAAAAGAGCAAGAACTGAGGAGAGATTCTTGAATCATGACAAACAAAAAGATCCTCAGTTCTCAATTAATGGATTGAGTAAGCTCTTGTTAAAACTATTGTTGTGATCCAGGCCATGTCTTCCTCCAGTTGGATGGCCTTTTGCTTTTGGATAGAGATGTGGAAACATCAGAGCTGCATGAGTTCCACACATTCCATGGATGCTCCAGCATTTATTGTGCTTTTGTCTAGTTGTTACCTGGCATTGCTGTTTTACTTTAACTGGCCTCATTATTCTCAAAACAGTTGTTCTTCCATTTTCTCTCTCAATCCAGAAAACTTCTTCTTCAGTCCAGACTGTAACAAGATATCTGCATCTCATTTTCTAGTTCCCCTAAATGATGAAGCTCCAACAGAACCTCTTGAAGGTCCTCCTCCTTTTCTTGATTTGAATGATGTTCCAGTAAATCCTCCCATCTTATGGAAGTGTCTATCTGCAACCAGGCAATGAGTCATTGATGATACAGAGTCTGGAGGATGATTGTATTGTTTCTGAGGTTTCTGCAATCCAATTTCTTTTGTAGATAAAATATCAATTTCTAAATCCTTCCTTGTTATTTTTGTCATATCAGTTACAAGCTGCTCAACCTTCCAATCTTCTGCATATGGTATTGCAAGCTTACATCGTTGATAATTCTCCTGAGTCTTTTGTGATTCAAACAAATATGCAGGATGAGGAACCTTCCATTTTACAGTGTCAATAAATAATTCAAGCATTGCTGTTTTGTCTAGTGATAAATAATTTTGCTCAAGATTACCTTCATCATCAATTTCTCTATTTTTAAATTCCTCTTCCATCTCTGGCTTACTTCTGGACCATACTCCAATGAATCTTCCAAGTGTTAATCCTGGTTTGAATTCTCTATCTCTTGGATCAACTCCTCCATCAATAATGGCCTTGCATTGTTTTGATCCAAATCCCATATCTGCAGCTCCATAATCACAATAGAATCTAGTAAATAATTCAAGAGCATAAAATGCCTCATCCATTGTTTCAGACATTTCATAAGGAAGTCTCTCCATGAAAATAACAAAATATCTATCTCTATCAGCTGAAAGTTTTCCATATTGATTGATGCCAATCCATTTCAACATTATAGTAATTACAGTTTCAGAGCTTCCAGTATTTCCTGAACCCCAATCAATTCCCATCATTACTTTTACTCTATCAGGAAAACATTGTTTCATTTGAACAACATCAGAAGGATTCCAATAACTCATGTATGAATAAGGTTTCATTGTTTTGTATGCATCAGTTCTTGTAATTGGTTTCCTGGCTGCTTTATACCACTGGCCATGGACATGAGCAATTGTTAGTAATCTTGGATAGTTAGCTTCCTTCCATTCAATTGCAGTTGAAGGATCTTGTTTGTAATCATCCACTGCAGATCTCATTGTTAATGGAACATGGCATGCAGATAATTGAGAGAGATGATATCCAGGAAACATATAGTTCTCATCATCTCCTTCCTCCCAATGGCCCTTGCAAGTATCCTTCATGTAATTATCATAAATCAATCCATGTTTGATATTGCCTTCAGCATCTTCATGTCTTCCAAATTGTAATTCTTTTCTCCAAGCTTGATCCTCCCAAACTCTTCCATTAGGATCAACATAGTCTCCTTCAATTTCATATTTCCATTCTGATTGAGTTGTTTGCAGCCAGATATTTTCCCATTCAGTTCCAAGCTCTCCTCCAACTCCTCCAAATTCTTCAATGCCTGCTTTTTTAGATTGAGACTCTTTGGCTTTTGGCATTGCTCCAAGGTCCTGCTCCTGGATTTCATCATAAGTAATGTAATCTCCTGATTTACCTTCAATCTTTTTGTATCCTCCTTCATCAGTTACATTCCAATTGAAGGAACCATTCTTCCACATTATTTTGGATCTTCTTCCAGGTAATCCTCCAGCATTTCCTTTGATGCAGGACCTCAACAATGGAGATGCATCAAGAATCTCTGCTCTGTATTTTTGATCAGCATATGTTGAGAGCTTATCTTCATCAGGAGCAACATAACAAGTTGTAGCTCTTTTTTTTGATGCAGCAATGTGAGCATGCTTAATTCCAAAGTAAGTTGTTTTGAATAATTGTCTGGCCATCAACAGAGCTTTTCTTCTTGCTTTGTGTTTCATGATAGCTAACCAATACTGATAAGGAAGAAATGAAAAATCATTGCCAGGAATATCTGAATAAACTTTTACTGCAAACTCTATCAAGTCTTTTGGAAAATTAGGAAAATCAAGTGTTACTCCAGTGTATGTTTGAAGAACATCATATCCATCTCTAAGCTTCTCAGTCAATGTCTATGAACTTTTATCTCCTTACAATGTTTACAAGTTCTGAACAAAATTCCAGCTTCGAGATGTTGTTGATGATTTGCAGTTACCTTGTTCAAGGTCCTGGAACCTTTACTCATTTCACTTGTTCTGGAATGATAGCCATCCTCTTCTCTTTGGTCCTTCTCTCAGTTGGTTCAATAATATTTTCTTTAATGAATTTATCAAATCCTGCAGCAAGAGGAACTTTAGTTTGCAGCATGTAAACAGTTTCTAATGCATTATTCAGAGTTTGTCTCAAGTGTGATTCAGCATATGCCAACTTCCTATCATCAGGATCTTTTTTGCATGCATCTCTCATTGCATCAGCTCTCTCCTGGAGATGTAATGCATTCTTCCATTGCATCTCTAAGCTCATTTGTAAATTAAGCATATGTCCAGTTTTGGCCTGGAACCTCAAATAATTAGATGCTAGTTCATCAGATTTTCTATCCATGAAATCAAATTGCTCAGCTGATATTGATAGATGTGATCTGATTTTATTTTCATTCATACCCATTCCTCTCATCCAGGTAAATTTCTCAAACTTTGTATCTCCTGGAACAAGTGTCAAGGCCTCTTTTTTCTCAGTTGAATAATTCTTTTGAATTTTCACTTTGAGATCGCAGCTGCTGGCCAAATCCTTCTTAGTCAATTAAATACCAATCCTGATCAAACATTACTGTAATCAAGTTAAAAGTTCTATGATTGGAATAATTGATAGATTAGCTTAAACACACACACATAGAATTAGAGGGGATATATCCCCCCATGGTCCTAAAGAGGATTCATCAGTCTCTTGAAGTCTTCCTTCTTACTGTATTCTATTAGGATGAGGCCACATTCCATGCAGTATGCACATTTGTTTCCAACAAGGATTGAATGATGATTCATAGTTACTCCAGTTATAGGATTGATGCAGATTACTTCATCTCCCATGAATTCTTCCAGTTGAGTTGCTTGAGTATTATCCGTATCTAGTGTTTTCTTCTTAGATGCAGCTCTCATAAGAGATTATGAGTGAGCATTACCCTTGGATATTTGCCAGATACAACATAGATTGATTTGATGAGTCTATTCTTAAAGCGTGATTTCTTGAAGATTAAGTTCTCTTTTCTGCTAGTTATGATGAAATACCCCTGGATATTTTCACAAAGTTTGATGATCTCTTGATCATATTCCTTGACTGATTCTCTATTGAATGATGAAAAGCCTTGATTGTAGTATGATTTTATCCATGGTCCATCTATGATGAAAGTTGTATATGGAGAGTCATATTTCTTGATACATTTTGCAAAATCCATTGCAGGAGTTGTTGCCTCTGGAAACTCTCTATTGAGCCATTCATTAACAAAATCTGATGTATCATTGAGGATTACTCTATCAAAGTTCCAATCTCCTCTCTTGATGAATTCTTGATAGACTTTTGCTGATCCTGCAAATGGTTCAACATATGTTGTTGAATATGGTATCATTGCAGCAATTGATTTTGCTGTTCCAGCTAGTCCAGGATATCCAGCCCATCTCTTTTCATCATCGATTCTTGGAAGGCTCATTGATTTCTGGCCTAATCTGTTGGTTATTGTAACTGCTCTTAATTCATTTTTGGCCTTTTGAGTAGTATCGATTCCTCTCCACTTTTTCATTAAACTAAGATTCCTCTTCCTTTTAGCATACTTCTGAGTTCTCCTTCAGAGATTGTTTTCTTCTTCTTGTAGAGATAATCATAGAGAATATTCATATCATGAGTGGATAATTCTCTTAATTCCTTCATTTGATGATCTGATCCAATATTGCCATCCAAAATTGATTATTCTCCAGGGATACAATAGGAACCTGGGTTCCATCCGTATTGTTAATTGATTCAACGCATTCATCAAAGGTATCTTCAGTGTATGTAACTGAGAATAAGTAATGTTTTCCAGCTGCAATTTGTTCATGCAGCCACTCCGTTTGAGCAAATGGTTCAAAGGAGAATAATCTCTTCCTGCAGTAATAGAGAGGATGCTGATGGATTGCAGCCATTGTGATCAATGTTTTAGATGGAACTTTTGTTATTGCAGAGATATTAACCTCCGTTATGTCGATTAAATTTACTTTCATGCAGTCTTCCTCCAGGCTTTCATAATAAAACTAATGATTCGCTAAATGCAAGGCCTCACAATAAGGACACTCAATTAATGATTTCTGGCATTGTATGCAAAACAAATCTTCTCTCTCTTCTGGATCTTTTTTCCATATCACATAAATGTCTGATTTATGATGCGTATGATTGGTTTCAATTTCCTTCATCATGTTGCTGGATTGCTGCAGTGAGTCCTTTAATGATCGAGTAACTAAAAATTAACTAATTGCTCAAGTTCTTCTCTGATCTGAGCCAGGCATTTATGGCCAATTTGATCAAATCTTGTATCTCTTCCATTCTCTGGAGAATACCCATATGGAAAAACCTCTTTTGCACAACAAGGACATATGCCAAACATTTCCCAGGAGATTCCATAACGCCTGTTTGATGAAGAAATTCCTCTCTTATGATTACATCCTTCAGTTTTGCAATGAGAGTTCAAGTGGCCTCCAAGTTCCATATATCCAGGTCCTGGGTATGGTAGATTAATGATGCGATTCAAGATCCTCCAGGTCCTGGATGTTCAATTTGTATGTAAGTTATAAAAAAATAGACTGATTCCTGAAGATAGACTCCAGGTTAATCATCTTTTGTTGGTTTCTCTGGAATCTTCTTTGGGAATTCCTTTGGTTCCTTAACTTTAGGATTCTTCCAATCTCCGTTATTAGCATCAATTAATTCATTGATCTTCTTCATCATGTCTTCAATGCCAGTTTTGCCTTGAACCAGCTTCTCAATTTTATCTTGAGGTCTCATGATTATTTATTCCTGGTTTTTGGAACAGTTGGAGCTTTGAAATCGATTCCTTCTTGAATTGCACAATTTGCATGGAATTTTTTGCCATCACACTCAACAAGAGTCATGCCTGGATAAATTGCTCTTTTGATTGGACAATCTTTTCTCTGGCAACTTCCTCCAGGAGCTGATGAATCTGTTTTTACAATGTATGCTTTTCCTTTTTTTGATTTTGGTTTCTTAACAGCCAATGTTTAAGATGAAAGCCAGGAGAATAAAATACTATTGATTATACGATGATTCCTTCAGCAACTAGATCTCTGTAAATTTCAACTTTGAATCTATAGCTCAAGGCCCTTGCAGTGAACCTTGCAGACCATCCATCAGTTACGAGCAATCCCAGGAACTTGAATAATCCAATTCTCCTGGAAGAAGTGGCCATTGATGCAATTTTATCATAATATGCTCCAGTAACTGTAATATCATAAATCTCATCCATGCAATACTGCAGCATTGGATCATCAGATTTGATCTTGCAATGTCTCCGATCAATGTATTTATCACAAATGCAGTATTCATTATGATCTCCAGAATTTGCTCCAACTGCACATCCTGCATTATCTTCATTGAACCAGGAGCCATGAGATTTTCTTAATTTTGCAACTAGAACTTTATCAAGTTGATAGATCATTTGATAATGCTGGCTCCTTTTGTGGCCACAAATGCAGAGGTCTCCTGGACCTTCTTTAATCGGTTTCCTTTTCATTTGTATCATCATCCACATCAAACTCATCTTCAGTATCATCCTCCTCTTCAAGTTCTGCAACCTGATCTTCAGTGAGTTCAACTCCATCAAAGAGTTCTTTGGCCTTCTTTTTGATATCTTCAGGAGTTTTATCAACTGGAGGAGCTCCTGCAGCTGAACCCTCAAATCCTTTTGGTTTGAATTCATCCAGATCAGTTGGTCCAGGAAGATCATCAGGTTCTGGCTCAGGTCCTGGAGCTGCATCAGCTGCAACCATTTTATCAATTCCAATTGCAGCAACTTGATTTTCTAAATTTTCAATCTTGAATGCCATTTTGGACATATCCTCAATGATGGCCTTGATTACTGGATCTTTGATATCAACTTGCATATCTCTTCTCCTTCTGCTTTTGGTTTGAGGTATTTCTCTGTTTTTGTATCCTGGCTAATTGGCAATGCTTGCAAAATTTACGATGAGGCATTGCATCTAATGGAAGAAAATTGGAGCAGCCAGTTTCCTGGCATGGTCTCAAGGTCATTTTAGGGCCTTCCTCAAAGTTTCATTAATTACTCTACTGTAACTATAGGAACTTTGTTCTTGTTGAATTTTTTTTGCTTGAATGATTCTTGCTTTTTTATCAAGATCTTCATCAATCATTATTGTTACTCTTTTTGCCATTAGATCACCTCCTGCAGTAGGCTTTTGTCTATCAAATTGTTTTCACACATTGATTCAAATCCATGATCTTTTTTTGCATGTTTTTTGAATTCTTCTTTGGAGTTGGTCTCATAGAGACATTCATTGCAGGCATATTGTTTGAGTTGCATTAGTTACTCACTCCATATCTCTCAACGCATGTTTTTCTGCATTCAGGGTTCATTGTGTTATCATGCTCAGCATATGGAAGACCAGGACATTTGCAGCCATCATTTGGACCAACCATTAAAGCATGGCATTCAATGCAAGAATATTTGTAAGTTACTCTATCTGGAAGGCCACTCCATCTTGTAGTTGGCTGAGTTAATTTTTTGACTGTTGCTGGAGACTCAATCAATTGATGTTGTTTGAGCATCTCTTGAGTTCTCACATAATGCTCGAATGCATGTCTCACTGCAAGATCTAAACAGTTCTCAACAGTCTCTTCAACATACATCTCAAATATTGGATTAGATTTCTGAAAATTTGATTCAATCCAGGCTAATTTGTTGATATAATATTTGTCTTCATCTAGGATGCAGATTCTTTTTGCTGCAGCTAATTTCTCCTCAATATTATGGCCCTGGAGGATGTGGGATTCAATAGAAATCGTTTCATTTGTCATGATTCTATTATATTCATAACAAAATACTATATAATGATTTGTTTGTTATAATGAACAATTACGCCTGAAGGATTGCAATCACTGAATCAAATGGAGCTCCATTCTCTGCATCTCCAAAATGGAGTCTTTTCTCCAGGATTCTAAATTCTAATTTTGCCTCCAATCTGTTTTCTTTTTTGGCCTGCAGCTTAACCAGGAACCTCAATGCAGTGGACCTGAGAGGCAACAAAAAAACAGCAATTTCAGCTCTTCCTTCAGACATTTCCTGCCAGGTCTTTTTGATGAATCTCTCCATGAGTTTTCTATCATATGGAGGATTGAGATAAATTCTTAATTTTGTTTTGATTCTCTTGATCATCCATCTTTTAGTTAATGCATTTTCATCATAGTTTCCAATTATTGGAGGATAAGCTGGATCAAAATTGAAGTGAAATTCTTCATCTAAATCTTTGAAGAGATCTTGAGGAGTATTCCATTTGTAAGTTTTTGATGAGAAATGAATCCTATCAAAACTATTCTTTTGGCTGGCCACCATGTTTCTCAATTAATGCATCAATTTCAGTTTTGATTTCTTCTGCAGATTCCAGAGAGCCACAATCGGTTATGAAATAACTGAGAGAGAATTTGGCCTCTTCAGTTCCTACATTAGAATAAAGGATGTTTGCTTTAGAGTCCATGAGAATTGGATGAGATCTTAGATCTTAAACCTTTTGATTCAAGGTTTGTAAGTAAACAGTCGAGCTGATTTATCATAATGGATGTTTGGATATTGTTCCAGGTAACTCATGTATTCTCTGGCAAATGTCTGCTCTGAGATGTGCATCCTGGAAACAAGAACTCCTCTCTTAATTTCTCCATCCTTCATGATGATTGAACAAAATATTTTGGTTCTTGCAATTCCTGCAGTCTCATTATTAACATTCATAATCTATGTGTGTGTGTCTGTGTATAATATCTTTTAGTGAAAATCATTACAGCTCTCAGCTCAAGTTTTCTTTTTTTCTTTTTTTAATTTTAAAAAAAAATTTTTTTTATTTTTATTATTTAGGATACTTCTTACACACACACATAGAGCCGATCATGAATTATGCTGCAAGAGAAAATGGCTTGCAGCATCTCCAGGCATGAAATGATTGAAAAATTGATCCTGGAGAGCTATGCAGGTAAAACTTTTGGAAAAATTTGAGTGATTTGCGATCATGCCTGGAGTGGCAATTAAGGAGGGTATGGCCTCAGATTCACATTTGAGATTTCAGAATTTGTGTTAAGATATCCTCAATGATCGTTCTTCATTGGCCAATGTTTAAGATGAATGCCAGGTAAAAAACAACTCTATCAATTTCTTCTCATCATGGCCTGCTTGAGGTCCTTCTCTTTGAGGAACATATCAGCATACATCCTGCAGTCTCTCCTGCAGTAACAATCAGCCAGGAAGTGAAATAATTTCAAATTCCATGGACCTTTTTTCATCTCTGATTCCCAAATTTTACAAACTCTGAATCCTGCTCTTCTGTAATTGGTATCTCTCTGAGTATCTCTTTTTGAATCAGACCAATGGCCCTTCCTTCCAAGCTTGCCAGATCTTTTGCCTGGCCTGGATTCTTCTTCATATTCAATAATTATTCTGTTCTCAAAATCCATTATATCTGGAGCATTGCATAGGTCCATATCATCCCAATTCTCTGCAGTTGGAGGATGAGCCATTCTAAGCCTCTCTCCAGGGCCTGATTCGAAAAATTGAACCATAGTTTCAAAATCTCCAGAATCTTCTTTGAAAGCAAATCCCCATCCATTTTCTTTATTCAGCTCCAGGCATTCTCTGTATATTGGATGTAATACTAGAATATCAACTTCTCCCATTAGGAGAGATGAGATTGAACAGCTAATAAAATGAATGCTCCAAAAAACATGAGTTGGAACCTATTAACCCAATGCAATCTTCTGGACCTCTGGAGAATAGTAAGTTCTAACTCTCTGTTCCATTTTGATATTTTTCACTCTTCCTGGAAGGAGTCTGATGGCCCTGGCAATTGGCTCAATGGATGTGAGATTATTTGGAGATTTGAATCCTCTATCAGGAAATCCATCCACATAATGCCAATATGCAAAAATCAAATCATTGTAAGTGGAGTTTACATGGATCTCTTCTCCAGTGTAATTGTTGATATTTCCCAGGACCTTCTCTTTTAGGTTCCTGATTATTTTAGGATCATCAGCTGAGCTCAATCTCTATCCCTCTTTTTCTTCTTCTTCTTGAATCTCTCATCTTCAATATTTTCAATTCCCAAATCATCAGTAATATCTTTGAATGCAGCTTCAGCATTAATGATGTTCAAAATTTCTTGATTGAATCTAACTGCATTATGGCTCATTGGATGGCCTCTGAAATATCTTCACTGATTAATCGAGATAACAAATCAACCCAAAAAACAATTTCCAATGCATTCATTTCTTCAAATATCCTGCTTTTACCAAGCGAGCATGAACATCATCCAGGTAACTTTTCACTGTTGGCTCAGAGATGCCATATGCTCTGGCCTGGGTTCTGAGGTCCTTCCAAGTGTATTTGCCAGTTAGTGCTTTTGCATAAAGTGAAGTAATTCGAATATTTCTTGCAGTGTCAGCTCTC